TTGGCCATCGACGACAGAGGAGGTTGTACTTGATATAAAGCCGCTATTGTTGGTCGACATGCTCAATGCGTCCTCCGTGTCCTTGTCGACACGGCTGCGTTTCGATCGGCTCGATTGGGTTAGCATTGTTTATTGTACCGGAACAACGTGATTTGCAGAAACAGATATATTTAAGTAAGAAGTTAAGCATTTAGAATATGATAAATATATGGTTTTATAGAGGTCTCCAGTAATTTTTTGCAGTTTGTCCAATTCGTCTTAATCCTGCAAATGCTAATGATTGTGCCGATTTGATTGCCGCCTTTTTCATTCGTAGGCGAAATTTTGCCTGGATAGGTCGTAGCATTTCTCCGAGGTAGTATTGGTCACCAGTGACTGCCATACGGCCTGATTTGCCACGAATCATGTAGGGGTTTTTCCAATGGGTTTGTTGACCATTGGAGAATTTGTCGCGGTTGTGATAGCGCAATGCCATGCGTTTGGCTATGGTTTTTGGCCCTGGTAGTCGAGGGTATCCCTGTCGCATCGCTACTTTGTTGACATTGCGGGTGAGGTAGCGGGTCGATGGACGGGTAGGTCTTCGAACGCCTGATGGTAATTTACGTTTTAGTCTCATTGTTTGTTTTATGATATTGGTTTGAAATCATAAGTGTGTGCCAGTATTACCACACACTTATGTTCTAGTGTTCCGTATATGTAAAAGGTACTTGCTCCTAAAAAAAGTTGTTTTTAGGAGTTGGAACACATGTGATCCAGGATTACATGTGTTCCAGGAGTGGTGTTGCAATTAATTAATTGCGACGCGTTGCTAAGAATGTGACATTGTTTCATAAAACAATGTCCAAGTTCCGAGCTGCCTGTTTTACCTTAAATAATTATTCCGAAGAAGATGTCGAGCGTATCAAGCGAGAGTCAAGCAAGTTCACCTACCTCGTGTTCCAGCGTGAGCGTGGTGTCGAGGGAGGAACTCCCCATCTCCAAGGCTATGCCTATGCCCCCAACCCTAAGTCTCTTGCCGGTTGGAAAACCAGTATTGGAGCGAGAGCCCACATCGAAGCCGCTCGTGGCAGTGGGGCCCAGAATCGCGAGTACTGCACCAAGGAAGAGACCCGTGAACCTTCCACCGAGCCATGGGAATTTGGTACCATGCCAGCCCAAGGTGCTCGATCTGACCTCGCAGCTGTGCACCAGCGAGTTGTTGAAGGTGCGACCCTCAAAGCGATCTCGGAAGAGTCCCCTGGAGATTTTATCCGATATTTCCGAGGCATCCAAGCTGTACAACAGCTTTATGTACCAAGTCGACATTGGAAAACAACCGTATCTTGGTTTCACGGGCCCACGGGAACTGGAAAAAGCCTTGAAGCATCAAACCGCTTTCCTGACGCATATTGGAAAATGGGTTCCTCGAAGTGGTGGGATGGATACGAAGGAGAGGGTGCGGTTATTATTGACGACTATCGAAGAGACCTCTGTACGTTTGCGGAGCTCCTTAGGTTATTTGATCGCTACCCAATGCGAGTCGAATACAAGGGAGGAACGTGCAAGTTTGTCGCCAGACACATTATTGTCACCACGCCCAAGTCGCCCCGTGAAACGTGGGAGGGACGAACTGATGAAGAGCTCGGCCAGCTGCTTAGAAGGATTGAAGAAGTCCGCTACTTCCCTACGTTATTCGCTCCGTCAGGAGGAGATGTTGGCAGCCGAACAGGACCAGGAGTCATTGGAGATCAAACAGGAGTTGTTGGAAGCAGCCTACTCGGAAATGGAAGCGAACAACCCGGGACTGGGGGATCAGTTCAGATGGACGCCCAATACCCCGGATGGGATGAAAGACCTGTAGAATGGCAGAGCCATCCGGATATTATACCTGATGAATTTTTAGTAGATATTGATGATTTTTTAAATGGGTTGTCTCAAAGTTAAATTAATTACACATTAATCATCAAAGTCTTGTTTTGCATTATTTTCCGGGTTCATTTGTTCGGTTCCGCTTCCGTTAATGTTGTCGGTAAAGACATACGTGTCAAGCTTTGATGGTGGCATTGAGCGGAAGCAGTGTGAATCGGATTGTGTATGTCCTAAATGTGCAGGACCCGTGTCGACGCTTCCGTATACGGAGGGGTCTGCTGGTATGTCAGTGCCTGTGTCGGCGTGGCCGAATGTCCCTACCAGTCGGACTGATAGTATTTGTGTACAGAAGGGCATGAGGTTGGGCTTAAGTTCGATCAATGGTTCATTCGGGCCTTGTCCCATTGTTAGTCTTGCGAGGTTTTCATCCCATCTAAATGGTGGATGGTGCACTGTGTAGTGGAGTTCTTCGTTTGGTGCAAGGCGGAAAGTTTTGACAGGTGAGACGACGTAGTTGTAGTGTAGGAGTCGGTCAGATTTGCTAAAGTTGAACATGTGGTCGTTACTTGCATCGTTGGCGGTGCCGTTCTCGATGGGTTGTTGGCCGTTTGACCCCGTTTGGTTGTTTAGTTTGTCTGTTAAAGAACAACTTACGGGGAGGATGGGCACAGTTGCTTGTGCATTCATGAATAGCGGGCGACGCGGCTTTGAAAGGCGTAGTTGGACCGAGCAGCCGTGGTTGCCGAAGTTTTTGAACGTGTGATGCGTTTTGCCGTAGAGGTAGCAGAAAGGCGTGTTTGTGTAGTCGCCTCCATCGAGTATTCGTGGGGTGAAGGTGAGGTTGTCCTTCATTTTGTTTATCATTTCGCTTACAGTGACTGTTGTGGAAGCGCATTCGGGGGTATTTTCCCATGGTAGGTGTATGAATTCGAACCAAGCAGTACTTGCGTCAGGGCAGATTAAGTTGGTACCGAAGGTTATTTGTGGCGAGAATAGTGGTGGTACATTGTGGTTCGTGTATGCAGTGCCGAGATGCGCCCATCGTAAATTGATTTTGGGGTACAACATGTCGACAAGTGATCTCGTTGAGATTGGTTTGATTTTTGCTGATTTGCTGGAGCGGGTTTGGTGACGGAAGATGCGTTGGCCATCGACGACAGAGGAGGTTGTACTTGATATAAAGCCGCTATTGTTGGTCGACATGCTCAATGCGTCCTCCGTGTCCTTGTCGACACGGCTGCGTTTCGATCGGCTCGATTGGGTT